CGCCATCGGCATGGGCCTAGCCGGAGGTCTTTCCTCCGCCTTAGGCCAAGATGCCGCTAACAGAACAAACCGAGAAATCGCACAAAATGCGAATGACTTCTCGGAAAGGATGTCATCGACAGCCCACCAACGCGAGGTCGCTGACCTTCGCGCAGCCGGATTAAATCCTATCCTGTCGGTAAACGCAGGATCTTCCACACCTCAAGGCCAAATGGCCCAGGTAAAAAATACTATGGAAGGAGCCGGCACACACGCAGCGGAAGCTGCACAACTGTTCATGCAAAAGCAAATGAACGATAAACAAATGGGCCTTATAGATTCGCAAACGAATCAACAAAATACACAGGCCCAACTAAATCAACAAAACAGACAAAAAGCAGGCATGGAAACCATGCTGCTACAAAAAGACGCAACAAGATCGAAGATGTACGACGATCTTCATAAAAGCGTCAAACCGTTCACTGACAAGGCAAACGAAGTCATACAAGACTCAGCCAAATTCTGGCTGAAATAACTAAAAGGAAACACAATGCAAATTAAAACAACAAGAGCCAACGGCTCAACAAAAATAGTCACAGTCAACGAAGAACCTTCGCTGACACAACAACAATTCAAAGATCAAACTGATGTAAATAACATCATGAAGAAATATAAAGACACAAACTCAATACCTTACTCTCCACACAGATACGGACGAGGAATCTCGGCCGATAATACAATGTTACCAACATATCAAGAATCTCTAGATCTTATCATAAAAGCAGATGAAAGCTTCGCTTCATTATCTGCAGCAACTAGAAAAAGATTCCACAACAACCCAACGGAAATGATCAATTTCCTACAAGACCCAAATAACAAAGATGAAGCAACAAAACTCGGTCTGCTAAAAACACCAGAAACACCACAACCAAACATACAAAACGAAATCCTAAACGAACTAAAAAAACAAACACCAAAAACACCAAAACCAAAACCAGACCCAGAATAACTTCATCCTAAAACAGACTGCTGGGAGTACTCTCCCGGCAGTAAAAGCGTCCAATGCACAATAGACGCTCAAACGACCTTAGTCGCAAAACCCGACGGCCCCAACGGTTCACTTCACCGTCGATAGTATGAAAGGGTTATAGGGAAACGCGCGGTAGCAGTGTCCCTATCAACAACAAAATACAAATAAAAAAAGTAAATACCTTTACAAACTCGCCTTAAGTACCAACTTAAGGAAACGAAACAGCAGCATCGTCGCTGCACTAAAAAAAGGACAAAAAATGCAAATGCAAATCTACTCAATCAGAGACCAAAAAGGCGAATGCTTCAGCTCGCCCTTCTACAAACACACGCACGGCGAAGCCGAACGTGACTTCCATACGCTGGTCAAAGATCCAGCATCAACACTAAACAAATATCCAACAGACTTCGACCTGTACCATCTAGGTACGATCGATCTAAATACTGGAAAAATAACCACTCCTGACACGCCGTTCCACGTCGTTAAAGCGGTCCAGTTTACAAACTAAAAAACTTGTGGGCATAATGAGACTCCTTGTTGTAATTATGCCCACTGACTGCCAAAACAAAATATGCAGTCAAAACAAACAAAAACGGAGACCCTATGAAAAGAAAGCCAATGTCTAAAAATCACTCAAAAAAATCATTTAAAAAAAGCGCAGGTACCCACGGCCTTAACACAGCCAACCCGCGTAAAATGCGCGGTGGCATCAGACTATAAAAAAAAGGCCTGTACAGAAATGCGCTGCACAAGCCCCAAAACCGTCGGATTCCAGTCCGATGGAAAGACCTTATCCTGGTCTCCTAAAAATTCTAGCAAAGAGTACCCAACTTTTCAACTACCGTGTGGAAAGTGTCTCTCTTGTCGTCTAGAATACGCTCGGCAATGGGCTGTACGCTGCACGCACGAAGCCCAAATGCATGAGGACAATATCTTCCTAACGCTAACATACGACGAGCAAAACTTAAAAAGCGCAAAACTCGTGTACAACGACTTTCAAACCTTCGTGAAAGATCTGCGCACTCACATTTTCCAAAATCAATTGGACAAAATGTACCCGGGCATGTCCCGGGAAACACAAAGAAATTTATTCAAACAATTTCATAAAACAACAAAGGATATGATACATGACAACATCAGAATATCCATCTTCGTCACCGGAGAATACGGAGACAAAAACAAGCGGCCCCACTGGCACGCATGCATCTTCAACTACAAGCCAACAGATGCAGCTTATAAATACTCTAACGACCGTGGCGATAAAATATACACATCTCAAACTCTTACTGACCTCTGGAGAAACGGCAACGTTGAATTCGGAGCTGTCACTTTTGAGTCAGCTGGCTACTGCGCTAGATACGCGGCTAAAAAACTTAATCACGGAAAAGATGGTGAACATGACTATGAACCCATCTCAAAAAAATCCGCAAGAAACGCCATCGGCAAAAAATTTATAGAAAAATATTGGGAATCAATATTCAATATCGGAAAAATAATACTCCCTAATGGGGATACAACATCAATACCTCGCTACTACGAAAAGTGGCTCAAAAAGCACCAGCCGCAGGCCTTTCAGCGTTATGTTACACAACTAAAACTAAAAATAATCGAGGAGGCAACCGAGAAGGAAAAAAAAATCACGCTAGAGGAAAAAAAAATAAATCTAGCCCGATCAGGCCTTAAAGGCCTTCAAACAAAACGCGAACACGTTCGCAAAAAAATACTTGAAAACAAATTCAAGCAACTTCAACAAAACCTAAAACTCTAAGGAAACTAACAAATGCTAGGTAACCGTCACTCACAACACAACTTCGCCGTAACACCGGCAGTAAATACGACTCGGTCACAATTCGACCGATCGTTCACAGTCAAAGATACTTTCAACTTTGACACACTAGTACCCTGTTTCATAGACGAAGTCTTACCAGGGGACACATCTAACGTACAAACAGCGCTCTTCGCGCGCCTAGCAACACAAAAAGTCCCAATCATGGACAACATGTTCATCGACTTTTTCTTCTTCTTCGTTCCTAACCGACTGGTATGGAACAACTGGGAAAAATTCAACGGAGCACAGGACAATCCTGGCGACTCAACTGATTATCTAATCCCAACAGTAAAAACAAACTCATCTACCGGCGAAGCCGTAGGATCAATTTTCGATAAATTCGGAATCCCAACCCAAGTTCCTAACTTGGAAATAAACACGCTCCCATTCAGAGCGTACAACTTAATCTACAATCAATGGTTTCGGGACGAAAACCTACAAAACTCTGTCGTCGTTCCTAAGGACGACGGACCAGACGA